GCACCGCGTAAGTTCTGGGAAGTAAGGTTCGGGGACAATGAGTCCAAAAAAATTTCCTGGGATCTTGTAACCAACGCGCTCCTTCGTGCCTGTGAAAAACGCGGGGTTTATGACCCGGGCAAAATCAGGGGCCGCGGGGCATGGGAGGACAACAGCCGGTCCGTCCTGCACCTTGGGGACCGTCTGCTGGTGGACGGGCGGGCCACGGATATCGACGATATCGTTTCTGCTTTTATTTACGAGGCGGCGGCTCCGCTCGATCATGGTGTGGCCGGGATACCGCTATCGACTCCGGAGGCGAACCGTTTCGCACATCTCTGTGACCTGCCATCCTGGGAGTCCGCTGTTTATGGGAGGCTGTTGGCCGGATTTTGCGTTGTGGCGCCGATCTGCGGGGCCTTGCAGTGGAGGCCGCACATCTGGGTAACTGGTTCGGCTGGCAGTGGGAAGACTTGGGTGATGGACAACCTCCTCCGACCAGCTATCGGTCCGGTTGCCCTTTGTGTCCAGTCGAACACGACGGAGGCAGGCCTGCGCCAGTTACTCAAATATGACGCCAGGCCGGTGTTGTTCGATGAGGCTGAAGCTGAGGATCGTAAGTCCCAGGAGAGGGCACAACATGTCCTGGAACTCATGCGGCAGGCCAGCTCCGAGACGGGCGCGGACATCGTTAAGGGCTCATCGTCGGGAAGGGCTCAGCGTTTCAGGATTAGGTCTTCGTTCGCGTTTTCGAGCATCGGTGTGGGAGCCAAACAGGCCGCCGACACAAGCAGACTCTCCGTCTTGCCCCTTCGGAAAAACGAATCGCCGGACAGGATCGAGCAATTCGAGCACATCAAGCGGACTCGATACGAACTGATGACCCCGGCATATCTCGCAGGTCTGCGAGCCAGGACGATCATGCTGGTTCCAACGATTCGGAAAAACGCCGAGACGTTCGCCCGTGCGGCATCTGGGTTTCTCGGCAGCCAGCGGGCAGGGGATCAAGTCGGGGCGCTGCTGGCCGGGGCATATAGCCTGTTTTCAGCCTCCCTCATTGATGAAAAACCCGCGATAGAGTGGATCGAAAACCAGAACTGGGGAGGGCTGACCCCCGCAGAGGACGAGACCGACGAAAGCCGCTGTTTTGCAAAAATCCTCGAAACCATCATCACCATTGACGCTGGGCCGAAAACCCTGAATTTCTCCGTCGCCGAAGCCGTTGCGATCGCTGCCGGCCGGTCGGCCGACAACACTGATCCGGACTTCGCCGCCGCAGGTCTCGGAAGGCACGGACTTAAGGTAGATAGGGACCTCGACCTTCTCGTGGTCTCCAACTCGCACCGATCTGTCGGAAAGATGCTGGCCGACTCTCCTTGGGCTGTGGGCTGGGGTCGGATTCTCTCCAGGCTGCCCGGAGCAGAGACGGGGAAGCAATACCGATTTGCTGACACTTCGAGCCGGGGGACAAGTATCCCTCTGCCGGTGGTTTTCCCTGAATAGGAGGCCGTTTTGAAACATGAAACAGTTTTGAAACACGAAAAAGGACCAAAAATCAAAGATGTTTCAATGTTTCAGGATTTTCGGAGAAACACCCCTATAGACACAGGGAAAAGCGGGATTTTCCCTATGGGGGTATTAAATATTATTTCTTGAAACATTTATTTATTACTTAGCTAGGGTAGCGATTTTAAAAGAGAATTCCTGTTTCAAGGGTTGAAACATTTTTGAAACAGGTTGAAACACTTGAAACACTTGAAACAGGCAAAAGCGCCGGCAGGTGAAGGGCAAAAGATTTTTAAAGATTCTACCCTGAAGGCGGTTTTCAGGTTTCCAGCGAAGGAGGTTATCGAATGAGCAAATCACCACTCGAAGGAAAATGGTTCATCACCGGCCAACTGTATCCCACAGCCGGGCAAATCGTTCAGAGGGTCGACGCCGGGCTGTATCTGGTCGCCCCCGCCAGCACTGCCGAGGCCCGCGAGTATCCGCAAGCATTGTACGGCGCCGAGGATCTGCGTGGATGCGCGCTTTACGACAACCGCGACGAATGGCAGGCCGAAGTGGACCGCATTCGGAGCAAGAGCCGCTGATGAGCCAGACGGACCCTGAAATGTCGAACACATGTTTTCGTTGCCGTGGGCCGTTATGGCGCCAGCGGATCGGGACCACCGAAGGGTTAATTAATTCCCTTTCTTGTCCCATTTGCGGCCACTTCATTCAGCTTGAAGATCGGCGGCCGGAACGCAGACCCGCCGGCCAACGCCGGGACGCTCTGGTGCAATGCTCGGTCCAGGGTTGCCCCCGGCTGGTTCAGGCCGTGACGACCTTGAACGGGAGGTGCCATGTATGTAATCGCTCACAATCAGAGTGGGAACGCGGCAAGCAGACAACCCCCGCACCTCTGGTCCAGGTTGCCGGAACGTGGATTTTTAACCCGCTCAAGAGAAAACCCGCCCGATGATGGGCGCACAACCGATGGAGGTATTAACGATGGCAAAAACACCGCATGAGCAAGTCGCGGAACTGAATCGAAAGATTGCGGAACTGAAACACCGCGAGATCGAAAACGGTAACGCACCAAACCACCAACCCGAGGCCGAAGAGCAATACACTCATGGCATCATCCGCAAAGCAGAGGCGGGACGAGAACATATCCGACGATTCAGCCGGTCCCATTGCTGGTCCAACCCGACCACCGGGTTATTGCCGGAACTCCGAACCGTCGAGCGGGACGGAGCGCCGTTTCTCCACTCCGCAGGCCTGCAAAATGTGCTGGCGGCCCTGTTCCATGACCTGATCCTCGAAGCCGGTCTAGCCGAAATCCGGGAATTCTATCGGGGATATACCGGGATAACCGTCTCGGCTGCCGAGCGTCCGAAGCTGCTGGCGAAGATCAGCGCGGAAATTCACATGCTGGAAGTCGAGCGGGAACGGATTGTCTCCAAGCACGGCTTGCCCCGCAACCCCAATGCCAGTGTTCCCGCGATACTGGGTGTTGAGCCTGGCGCACCTCTGCCCTGGGACTTCCGCAGCTTGAAGGTGAGCAACCTCGACATCGAGGCAGAAACCGCCCGCGGCGCCCTGCCCGGCATCCGGCAGGCCATGGAAGATACCCAGCACCTTATTTCCCGGCTCGAGGGGGATGCTGCCGGTTTCCGGCCGCAAAACCTCCCCGAACGCCTTGCCGCCGACCTGGAAGTCAATCGTCGGGACCTGGACGATCTGCGGGAGCAGATGGCCACCCGGCAAGAACTTGCTCGCACACTGAACACTATCGCGGCCAGGTGCCGCCAATATGTCCAGGACCATCGGACGCCTCGCCCGGCAAACACCGGAGCCCTTAGAAAGCCCATCAACCCGTCGGCGCGAAACAGCGCGACCTAACCAGGGGAACACCCCCAGAAGGATCTACCCATGAACATTTTCACCCAGGATGCTTTCGGCGTGGTCGAGATGACCGAAGCAATCAACAAGATGGCCTATGTCCCCGGCCAAGTCGGCAGGCTCGGACTGTTCAAGGAAAAGGGCATTGCGACCACCAGCGCAGCCCTCGAAGAGAAAAACGGTGTGTTGTACCTGGTGCCGACCAGCTTGCGTGGTGGCCCCGGAACACAAAACCAGACGGGCAAACGAAAAATGCGTGATTTCCGCATTCCCCATCTGGCAACCAACGACCGCGTCCTCGCCGATGAGGTGCAGAACGTCCGGGACTTCGGCACCTCTGGCCAGCTCCAGACCGTGCAGGCCGTAGTTAACGACCGCCTGGAAACCATGACGCAGAGCCTCGACGCCACTCTGGAGCATCTGAGGGTTGGCGCGGTCAAGGGCCTGATCCTCGATAGCGACGGCTCGACGGTTCTGTACGACCTGTTCGTTGAATTCGGGGTGGCTCAGGAAAACGAGGTCGATTTTGACCTCGACAACGCCAACCCGGCTTCTGGCGTGGTCCGGAAAACATGCGCGAAAGTCATTCGCCTTATCTCCAAGAACCTGGGGGCCCTTCCGTTTGCCGGCGTGCATGCCTTCTGCGGTGACGCGTTCTTCGACGACCTCATTGCCCACCCGGAAACGCGGGAAATCTTCTTGGGGCAGGCAGAGTCCACCGAACTTCGCGGCGGGTATGCCTTCGGGAAATTCAATTTCGGTGGGATCACCTTCGAAAACTACCGCGGCGCAGTCGGGGGTGTGGACTACGTAGACGCAGACAAGTGCCACTTCGTGCCGGTTGGCGTCCCCGGCCTGTTTGTGAACTACTACGCGCCGGCCGATTACATCGAGGCGTGCAACACCCCCGGCCTGCCGCGTTATGCAAAAACTGCACCGGACGCCGGGTTCAACAAGTTCGTTGACCTTGAAGCACAGTCCAACCCCCTTCCGCTCTGCACCCGCCCGAACGTGCTGATCCAGGCTAAACGGACCTAACGAACAACCGAACGCGGGGGCGGTCAATACCGGCCGCCCCCATTCCTTACCCTGACGGAGGTTTTCCAATGAAAGAAAACGACGGCATGACCATCGAAATCCTGATCAACAGCCAGCCCGACCTGGTTTCCCAAATCGAAGCCCGAGCCCGTGAGGGTCATTTCACCAAAGCAGCACTTGACGCCGCCGTCTCTGCCGGCAGGGATGGCATGATCCCCCTGGCCGAGGCCGACCACCGCGTTACCTTGGCAACCGCCAAAGCCATCGAAGACGGAACCGCAGCCGAGCGTGGCCGCATTATGAATATTCACGCCACATGTAAGGGCTGCAAAACCGAAACGATGTTTCCCCGCCTGGTGGCCGATGGATGCAACGAGCAGCAGGCCTGCGACCGCATCCAGGACGCACTGGCCATGCAGAGCGATGATCAAGAGATCATCAGCCGGATTGGCGGCGGGGCTTATGGCAAAAAACAGCTTGGCTCCGGCCAGGACATCTACACAGCGCGCCAGGGCCAGCATGGGGGAAAGCCATGAAAACAAACTGGTACGAAATAAAAAATCAGGCAGGGTCCGCCGCTGAAGTCTTCATTTTCGGTGACGTTGTAAATTCCGACTGGGAAAAATGGGACGAAAACGACACCACGGCCAAGGACCTGATCAACGCCATGAAGGGCATGGGCGATTACACCCTGAGGATCAACAGCCTCGGCGGCAGCGTCCCGGCCGGGAACGCGATCTATAACGCCATGCGCCGCCACCAGGGGAAGATTACCGGCGTGGTCGAGGGAATGGCCTGCAGTATGGCCTCCGTAATCCTGATGGCCTGCGACCGGGTGGTGATGCCGTCCAACTCCATGCTGATGATCCATAAGCCGTGGGGATGTATGGCAGGCAACGCCGACGATTTGCGAGACTATGCCGATACCCTGGACAAATGGGAAACCGGACTGATTGCGGCATACCGGGAAAAGACCGGTATGGATGATAAAAAAATCAAGCAGATGATGACCGATGAAACATGGATGACCGCCGACGAAGCCGTGAAGCTCGGATTCGCCGACGAAATCGAAAAGCCGGTTAAAATCGCCGCGAAATACGATCCTCAGGTTTTGAGCCGATTTCGGAATACGCCGAAAGACTTACTGCCCGTCCAGGACAGGATCCCGGCAGCCACCTTGAAACCCGTGAGCCTGCGGGAATTCTACCAGGACCCGAAAAACGCGGAAGAAATTTACCGGGCACGGGCGGGGAAATAATTGATCAGCGCCCCCGGTTCGCCGGGGGCATAACCAACCGAGGTTACATGAAAAATTCTTCTAACACCCTGAAACTCACCGTAGGCGGCATGGAATATCGAGGCTGGACCTCCGCTTCCGTAACGCGCAGCATCGAGGCGATATCCGGCAGGTTCACTCTTGGCCTCACCGAGTCATGGCCCGGACAATCGACCGTTTGGCCGATCCTGCCGGGTGACTCCTGCGAAGTGTCCATTGGCGGGGATACGGTCATCACCGGGATGGTGGACAGTGCAGCACCACAGTTCAGCGCCGAGAGCCACGATATCACCGCATCGGGCCGCGATCAAACCGGGCAGATGGTTGACTGCTCGGCCGTGCATTCGCCGGGGGAATGGGCCGGGCTGAAACTCGACCGCATCGCCGGAATCCTCGCCACGCCGTTCGGGATATCTGTCACCTCACAGGTCGACGTCGGCGCAGCCTGGACACACGACCGCGGATTCAAATTGCAACCGTCGGAATCGGCCTTCGAAGCCCTCGACCGGGCCTGTCGTATGCGCGGGATCCTGCCGATATCAGACGGCCGTGGCGGACTGGTCCTGACCAAGCCCGGCCAGACTCGATGCACCACCGCCCTGGTGCAGGGTCAGAACGTCAAATCCGCATCGCTGGCGAACGATATAACCGAGAGGTTCAGGACCTACATCGTGCGGGGCAGCCAGCCGGGCAGCGACGACATGTCCCCTGATCAATCATCTGCAGTCGAGGCCAGAGCCACCGACGCCGGGGCCGCAGCCGGTCGAACGCTGATCATCATAGCCGAAGGTTCTGTGGACATCGCGTCAGCCCGCAAACGTGCCCAGTGGGAATCAACGGTCAGGGCCGCTCGGGCCGTATCGGTATCGGTCACCGTGCAGGGATGGCGGCAGGGTGACGGGACGCTCTGGCCGGTCAATGGTCTGGTCCAGGTTGATCTGCCGTGGCTCCGGATATCGGGCGAGATGCTGATCACCGAACTGACATACTCCCTGGACGAATCCGGGACGCAGACGCAGATGACGTTACGCAGGAAAGATGCCTACACGCCGGAACCGGAAAAACCTGTTGAGGAAGATCCTTGGGGAAATATTTAACAGGTGCCCGCTGACGGGACCAGAAACGAGGACCAAATGACGCACAGAAGCGAACCGCATGAAATTGAAGACGAGATACTGGACTCAGCATTCCGCAGACAACGCGGTCGGCTGACATGGGGGATGAGGTACGAAGCAGCAGCGGCGGTGCTACACCTGGAGGGCCTTGCCGCTCCGGACCCGTCGGAGCACGGAGCTTTCAAGCCAGAAAAGGACGGCACCACAACATTTTATTGGCGCGGACGGCTGAGTCTTAAATTCCGTTTCGAGGTGAACCGGACGCCGGGACGTGGGATCGATTTGATGGTGGATCGGGCGTATCTGGCAGACAGCGCCGAACTGTATTAGCGGCAGCCTTCCGTGGCAAACGCTGGACCTAACTGCCGGAGAGGGTCCGAAATCTATCCCGGCAGCATTGCCGGCAGCACACCTCCTTTCACTGCGCGGGCAATATGCTCTCCCCTGACCAACCCGGGGGAGAGCATTATTTCTTTCTAAGCCGGAACCCCGACACTACCAGCACCGAATTGCATTAAAACGGACAAAACCGCCGATGCGCCGGAGGGTTGCACGTTTACTTATTGTGAACCGGCAATCACTGTGATTGAACATTCACAAATTGTGATAAATACCCGTTTTTATTGAAGTTTTCTTGATATTTCTGATTGACGTGATAAAGTTTCAAATGCTAGGGTTCCGACACCTGGCAAACGTAAGGGCTGGCCCGGCCTCGCGGAAACGCGGAAAATGGGGTGACAAGATATTGATGGCCGTGTATCCATTCCGGTTATCGTGAGGGCCTGTTTTCAACGGCCTGGGAGTGTCCCTGCCTCGTGAGGCGCAGGGGGCGGACTTACGACCGCCAGGTAACGCTCCCGGGCCTTTTTGCGTTCGGCCCGGGGTACCTACCTACCTTTCGTAAGGAGTACACCATGAAAACCACCGCAACCGTTTTGTCCGCCATCGAAACCGCCGTATCCACCACCAACCTTTCCCCCGCCGATCTGCTGGTAATCGCCGCCGAAGCCCTGGCCGAAACCGGTTGCAAATGCCGGGCCCTGCCGACCAGGTCCGAACTGTGCCGGGCCTGCGTGAGTGCCGGACATCTCGCCAGTATCGCCGACCGCGTGGAGATGCACGGGGCCATGACCGCGATCACCGAAGCCTGCGGGAACTCCGCTGTTGGTCTGGTCGATCTGTTGCCGGGGATCATCGAGGGTATCCTCGCCCGCGATCCTGCCGCCTGTACCTGTGACGCCACCGAAACCTGCACGATCTGCACGGCCGCCCGCATGTTGGACGACCTGGCCCTGGAGATGAAGGCCAGTTGACAGGCAGCGGGTCGAACCGATAAACTGAACCTGTCAGAATCCATAGGGCCCGGAGCGTCGCACATGGCGTTCCGGGTTTTTTATTGTCGGGTGCCGTCGGCCAGAAAGCCGCTATCGCCCTCGACATGCTACCCATGCTGCGGGTGGAGGCGAAGGAGAGACAGAAACAGTCGGGTGTCGATTACGGACGGGGTGGAAAGGTTCCTCTTAACGCAGAGGAACCTTTATTGAAACGCGAAGAATCCGCAGAAACCGCCGACAGCCCCCTTCCATCCAGTGAGCCGTTGCTAATCAGGAGGTCTGCCGTTGTGACGACGAACGACCCCGACCACCGACCGACCGGCAGCCATCACCACCAGCCCGGACCATAACATGCAGGCGAGGTCCTTCACGATCCACCCGACCGGCTACCGCGTGAGACACCGGCAGTCCTCCACCGCGATCATCACGACCACCAGCCGACCACCACAACAGACCGCTGGCAAGTACAACCTTCAGGAATCCCACACCACCGCCGTCCTTGCCGCGTGAGCCACGAACGGCCGAGAGGCTGCCCTTTGCCGCGTCAAATGTAGGGCCCGGCACAGGGGCAAGGGCGGGCTTTCCTGGACATTTCGGGTCCTTGGTAGGGCTTTCTCAGGGGGTGACGCGAAGAGCCCGATCTTCCGCTAGATAGAGGTTGAAAAATTTGGTTGCCACCTGGATACTGGCCACCATTTATATATATGGAAATTACGATTGAAGCCGGACGGGAGGCGGGATTGCGGGTGGAACCAGAAATGGAACGTTCCATTTCTGGCAACGGCCCGGTTGCCAAAAAAAACCGGTGGCGGGGTTGCCGGTTAGGGAATGGCGGCAGGGCAGGATCTGTGCTATGGTCGACACTCGAAACGCGAAGGATTTCAAGGACATTTCCTGCCGGCGCTTTCGCCTTGGTGACGTTTTGCCGATGGGTATACGTTTGGGTATAGGGGCGTTTTGAGAAATTCCAAAAACATAGAAAAACAAGTTACTTGCCGGCTAAAGTTCGATTCCCGCCACCTCCACCATTTGAAAATCCATAGAAATCCGATATGGATAGGAAGCCCGCTAAATCAGCGGGCTTTTTGTTTGTTTGGTGTCCG